GACGGGCAAGGGGCCAATCTGTATCTAAGAACGCAGCCTCACCAGGCCCAGCCGTCAACGTCTTAAGCGTGATCCAATTATAATCTTCGCGGGCATATAGTATCTGTAGGGGATAATCAACCGAGTTTTGTTGTCCCTGCAATTGTCTCACAAAAGCGCTGGATAATCTCCCCGGCCTTACTGAGGGAGAGCCCGTATCGATATCCCCTCCAGGACCCAAGGTATAGAATTGTGCGCCCGTCGAGACAATAGCATAGTCTACGATGTGGTAGACCATCCACCTCTTGCGTTCCCACTGCATGAGCATCCATTGAAGGCGGCTCCATGCCTCATCAATGTCCTCTGTGAGGGGAGTCTGTCCAACGCCGATCGCACCGCACTCTCTAAGCGCAGCTTGGCAGATATCCTGCATCGATGTCTGGGTGGGGTCCTGTTCGCTCACGAGTCTTCGCTCCGCTCAGCCTCGATCGTTCACTTAGTCCCAACTACTCGATAGGTGGCGTCAGCTGCGTCGTCAGGGTTGATGGGCCGTGGCTTCGGAGCCTTCTTTGCTATCGCAAGCTCGGCTTGCAAGGACCGGATCTGATCCTCAAGGTCCGCTTCACGATTAATTGACACGACTGCTGGTGCTTCCCTGCCTGATGCCGCAATAGACTTCGATGGGTGGTCATGCCATCCTGCATCCCTCAAAGTCTTCTCCGCAGCCTCGTCAAGCACGGTGCGGCTAATCAGCTCCTTAAGCTCTCCTACCTTCTGTGGCCCCAGCGGCGTGGCAAGTACCTCTGCCCGCTGGATGATGCGCTCCCGCCCCTCGGGGTGGTAGAAAATCTTGGGATACTGCACAGGCCCCTTGAAGTCGGGCGAGCTACTATTCGCCGGATTATCCTCGAAGACCCCTTGGGCCTCCATCACATCATAGACCGTAAACCTATGAGCGCGGGCATTGCGCATTTATTTTCTCCTAGCCTTAGCTGCGGGCTTCTTAATCCTTTCGGGGAGCCCCTTCCTCTTCGTGCTTGCAAAATCGGTCAGCTGGTTCCTTGTCATGTCAACCTGCGTCGGCTCACCGGCCCTAGCCTTCGCAAGCTGTATCCCCATAAACTCTTGCTGTGCTTTAGACTTAGCTGGCAACGCTAAAGCCTTCTATTAGAGACGGAACGAAGTGACGGCTCGGCATCAAAGCTCACGTGCGTTGCGTTTGGAATCTGAACGTTCCCTGAAGTTGGCCCTGGTGTCGTTGACGAAGCGCCGATGCGCTTCACGTGCAGTCCTATCCATCTCTTCTACTGCACTCTCGTCCTCCCTCGTCCGGCGAAAGATAGACGGCAGCGCCCTACTAAATATACCCCCTCTCTGCATCTGCTTCGTCATCCCAGCCGCGTACTTCGCCTCATCCATCGTGGGATACCAGTCGGAGCCCAGTTCTTCGAGGTCAGCCTGACAATTCACCACCCGCTGGCCCTGCATCATGTGAAAGACCACCTTCGGGAACTCAGGCTTCGGCGGTGCCGTGTACCCCTCCTCTATGTGAAGGGGGTGGCCGAGGCCGGCAAGCTGAGCAAGCCCCTCCTCAATTTGAACGAGGGCTGCCTTCGCCTTGTGCGATCGCTGCGGGTCATTAGGCCAATCAGCTATGATACGCTGCCGCCAATTCATCGTATCGTGCCCACCTTTTCATGGTGAAAGTGAGGGTGGAATGCGACCTTTGTTACTGATAGACTTGATCAGCTACCACGCACGCCCATTCTGGCCGGATCCAGAGATATCCGTAGAGTACATCAAGACGAGTAATCAGCTGATCTGTGCCTATAAAATAGTCAGTAACCATTCGCATCGAAACGCCGTCAAACTCCTCTCGTGCGGCTTCATGCACATTGCGCGGCATCTCGAGGTCCGCCGTCGCAAGCGTCACCGCCTCAGGCGCATACGCAAAGTTCTTAGTATACGCCGTGCTGGCTGGCAGCCCCAGTGCAGGATTAACCGCGGCCCCGTTCGCCGGACTCACATCAACCGTCTGGTACTGCTGAGGGATACCCGGTGCCAACTCCGGCACGATCGCAGGATAGATAGGAATGCTGGTCGCACCCGCAGGCACGTTGGCAGTGACAGCGAAGGTTCGCAGCCTGCCATAGCTCTGCTTGGTGATGCGGTTGACAGCATGCACTCCATCGACGGTGATGATGTCGCCCATGTTGAGGCCGGCTGGTAGCGCCGCGACAGTCAGACTGAGGCCAGTCTGTCCAGCCCCATTGACCGTCGCACTCCCTGGCACGAGCGCTCCATTGGTATGGGTAATGACCGTCTGGTCAGCCATCCAAATGAAGCCGAGCGCATCATACATCCGGCCAGTGACATATTGCCTCGAGATCTCCGGTGCCGGATTGAGCAAACCCGACAGGCTGGCGACCACACTCGCCTCGGTATCGGGCGAGTTCACAATCTTCCAATTCGCCACCGGGCTCGAATTGTTTCGGAGCGTTGCACCAGCCCTCAAGTAGGTTGAGGCAATGGGTGCAAGAATGTCCAGGCTGCTGTCGAGATTGGCAGTGATGTTGCATATGCCACCCTCGGAGCCACTAATGAGGTCCACGGCAACCTGGCCCGCGAGGTTATTCACCATCGGAGCCAGAACGCGGCGACTATAATCATCCAAAGAAAGAGTGCGATCAGCCATGCTGAAGGCGACATCGACATGCTTCTGAGTAGCAAGCACCAGTGTGGTGCTCTGCTCTGCAGTGTCCTGCACATTAAGCGCAGGCCCTGTCGTGACCGTGAAATCATTGGGCAGCCTGATACGCAGCGTAGACCCGATCTTTGCCCCTGAAACGGCAAAACTGTCGTCATACTGCATATCAACATTCTGCAAGAATGCATTAGCATTCTTCCAGAGCCGTACGGCCTCTCGAGTAATCATATTTATAGTCAGCAATTGATTGGGCACTGTTCATCCCCTTGACAAGCGACTCGGACGTCGCTGCGCTCCATCCGAATGAGCGAACACCCACTTCGTGTGGGGGGACGAACTCCAGTCTATCAGCCGACTGGGAGGCTACAGGGTTTTATCGCTTACCCAGAACGTTACCTTGCATTACGCCTTGCAGTGATCTGCTCGTTACGCCGCCTCATCCACTCTTCGGTAGTGAGGTTATCAGAATTAGGATCGTCCGGTCCGACTGCCACCCGGTTATTAACGCCCATCGAGGCCACCGGATTAAGAGGGCGTGGCATCCCTGACACCTCTGTCATTGGCCGCGTAGACATCTTAGTCAATTCCACGGCCATTTGAATGGGGTTCAAGCCCAAAATACGCGAGGCCTCGTCTAGATCACCACCCAACGAGTAAATCAGTTTCGAAGCCTCGCCAGTTTCAAGCGCCGCACTCAAAAACGAATTGTACCTAGCCACAGCCTGCGGATCATTCCCATCCACCAACCCAACCAGCTTCCCCACTTTCGCATCGAAATCGCCGTATTGCCTCTTACCCGCGTCCGCAACCTCATTACACCGTCTATTAAACTCTTGCTGTTGCGCGAGGACCATCGCCCTCTGCTCGATTTCCCTATCAATCGACGCTCTATCCGGCGGCGCCTGCCCCACAATCTGTTGCTGCGGAGGCTGCTGCCCTGGCTGCTGTGGCAGCGTGGTATTCTGAAACTGCTCCAGCTGCGCCCGCAGCTCCCGTATCCGAGCCTGCTGCTCCCCTATGCGCCTATCACGCCAATCTACGCGATTGGGCTGCCGCTGCTGTTGGTCTTGCCCTGGCTCGGCCGCAGGGCCCTGTTGCCTATCACCACTGCCAGGGGGTGGAGCAATGCCAGGCAACCCTTCCGTTGCTGGGGGAGAGGCATTAGAAGGATCTTGAACCGAGCCCTGCGGGCCGGTATCTGGTTCGCCACTATTACTGTTTCCAGCCATTGCGCCGTCCTTTCAGTCCGTCGCAATTAAGATGTTTCCAGCCATCAGTCAGCGACTCATCTACACGTCCGAGTTAACATCACCTCTACCACGCCACCCGCACGAGTGCAAGGTGGGCTCATTTCACCGCCCCATATCGTGTGCCGTTTGTAGTCCCACGCCTTAGACTGAAATCCTGTTCGAGTACAATCATAATCTCATCTTTCAGGCTCTCCGCAATATCATCCTTTGTCAGCATCACCGTCAGCGTATTACGGGCAAACTCGATGCATTGCGGCCAATTCTTATCGATGAATCTCTTCTCCAGGACTTTGGGGCTGGCGCCGGGGTTCTGCTTCTTCCAGATCATGAAGAGGTCATTATTCCCCATGACTTGTTCATATAGCTGCCCTGCCGCAGCCTTTGCTACTTCTGCCACCTTAATATGACAGACCACCTGCTGCCCTGTCCGTTGTGTCTTATTCATAGAGCTTAGACTCACTCTTGATTGGAACCTGCGGCATCACGATTTGTGGAGGCGCAATCCCCTCAGGAGCATTCCCCGGTGCATGAATAGCGAGTGGGCCTGCACTCGGGTTCATTGCATAGACTGGCGAGACCGGCGACGGCTTCGCTGCCCACTCTGGATTATAATCCACGGGCTGAATCTTAATGCCCCTCATCTGCGCCCCCAGTATCTGGAGCATCATCGCCTGCCTGTATTGTGGATTATCCAATAGGCTACCCAGCCCTCCTTGCGATGTATCGACTGGAGGCAGGTTGGGCGTCCACCCAGCTGGGGTAGTGCCTCCACTAGGTGCTGGGGCAGCTGTTGTTGTCGGGGGTGTTGTTGTCGAGGCTACTGTTGTCGCCCCTGGTGCAAGTTGATTGGGTGTCGGCTGGGGTAGGAATGCTGCAGCCCCTCCAACCGCATACCCCGTCCCAGGCACAACATCCCCGCTCATGTATGGACCGCCAGCCTGCGTCCCACCCGTACCCCCAGCATAATCCGCCGGCTGCGCTAACTCTGGCATCTGCCCACTCTTGAGGTACTGATTCCAAGACGCCCTTAACGGGCTATTGTAGGGTAGCCAATCTCCCATTCCCTTATTCTGCAAGAACCAAGTAGCAACACGCTCTTGCGAGGCAGGCGAGAAATCTGTAATGTTGACGCCCTCGGCTCGTAGTCCTTGAACACCCTCCTGCCAAGTAGCAGGCTGGAACTGGAACATACCAGCAGCATGCGACTTCGCAGCCCCATACCTTCCACCATACAAACCCCCGACAGGCGCACCTGCATAAGCTGCCTGTGTTGGGAACCCATATTGGTCAACATCCACATTCTGTGGCAGTCCTTGCGGAAGCCCCCATGCCGACCTGTATCCCGCCGCTCCCGCCTCAAAGTGTCTAATGAATTGCTTCCCCACCGAGATAGGAATCTGCGTCCCTGCAATCATCCCCGAGTCCAAGTCCGCCCCAGGTGCAGTTCCCGACGTCCTCTGATATCCCCCCACTGGCACAGTAATATCGGGGTATTGCAGACTCGTTGTCGGCACTGGCGCTAACGCCGACGGCTCCTGTCCTGGCGCTGCCGGTGGCAGCAAGCTGGTTGGTGCTCCCACACCCATTGCAGCAATGGCCTCGCGCTGCATGTCAGCGCCATTCTGCGGATGTATTCCACCGTCCTGTCGCACTGTCCAGGCAATATTGGGTTGAAAGAATGTAAACTCAGGCCCAGCAGCAGTTGCATCTTTCCCTAACTGCACATTCAGCGCTTGATTATTAGCCACTCCCGGTCCCAGTCCTGGCATCAGCACCTTCCCCACGCCTGCATCATGCAGCATGGAAAGGACGCTTGGTATCGTATCAAACTCCCCTGGCGTATCCGACTGATTGCTGCCAATCCCCAGGAAGACAGTTTTGCCCTTCACCGCATCAGGATTATTCTTCAGCATATCAGCGATGCGAGCTTTGATACGGCTCGGTGGTGCTCCCACCTCAGCCGTATAAGGATTCTTAGAATAATCGATTGGCGCAGGATTATTCCCATTATACATCTTAGGGGTGGCTAGACCCCCTACCTTATGATGCAGCTGCTGGGCAGCTATCGAGTCCCCCAAGGCCAAATCAATGTGGGGTGGGGCTGCTGCCGCTGCGGCCGGCGCTTGCCCCCTCGTTCCGAATGCAAGCTGGTTCGAAACCGAGCCCGGTAGCAGGTCAGGATCTATTGTCAGGTCGCTTGTGAGGCCATTCCCATTGCCGTTTGCCATAGCCTAGCTCCCTGTCGTCCCGGGCACTGGTCTCTGTACTGCTAAAGGCCCAATCTTCAAGTAGCGGCCCCTCCGAGTCGGGTCTGTAATATACCATTCCCCATCCGTAGCCTGCTGTGCCCCAGGTATCGGCGGCCCTCCCCCACCTCCATTAGCACCCGCATTTGTGTTCGCTCCCATTGCATCCGCCCCTACTGACTGCTCGGCTACGCCCTCGATATTTTGTTTGAGGATCGGCATTAGGTTGGTCTCGAGTGCATCGCCCACCAGCTGCTCGATAATGGGTCGCATAGACTCGGGATCGGATGCCGTGATGACTTGGGAAAGGGCTTTAAAGCGATCCGTCTCCGCACTATAGACATCAATGTCCCGCATCTGATCTCGCCCTGCAAGCCGCAGCTCAGACCGTCCCTGCTTCTGAATGGATTGTGCCAATGAGTTTTGCAGTTGCTGAATGGTCTGTTGCATCTGCTGCTCATTCTGCGTCGGCCCTTGCCCCAGTGCCTGTGGCGGCACCATCCGTCGCAGTCTCATCGCTGCCTCTGCCGCATCATCAAACTCCATATTACGGAGCATGATATCACCGACAATCGCAGTCAGGCCAGGAGCCTCGGTCAAGATGGTAGTGAGGGCCTCGACTGCTTCACGCCTCTTACTTTGGAGGTTGGGGCCGACATCGGCAGCCACCTCGTATTTGCCCAGCTGGGGATTGAAGATTCGAGCGATGATGTTGTTGTCTGCATCTTGCTGTTGCAAATAGGCTTGTTGAAGGCCAGGGTCGATAGTCACCTCCATTTCGATCCCATCATCCGCCAGGATATGTTTGATGCGCCGCGTATCGTAGACCTGGGGCACAAGGTCGATGATCTGCTGGTACGTGTAGACCAGTGCGTCCTCGTAATTGTCCACGAAGTGGTAGGTTGAGACCTCGCCTTGCTGGAGCCGCTGCTCTATAGCTGCGCCCGTCCTCTCGTTGCCCATCTGCCCCTGCTGATTTTGCCACTGCCCACTGGTCATCATCATCTGTTGAAAGGCAGTGTCCATCCCCTGTTGAAAGGCCGGCGACAGCTGTGGCGGATCAGTCCTTTGTGGCGGCGGAATCTGCATCTCAGGGTTATCATCATCAACATGCTTCCACACCAGCACACTGTGGTTCTCGGTATTCGCCGTGTTCCACATCCCCTCCAGCCCTTCAATCGAGGCCGCTGGCGCCACCCAAGGCGCCTTAGTCTGGAGGGCACCGAATTCTACTTGGGCTGATGCGTTGTAGTTGAACATCCTTTGCGCATCTTGCAAGGCCCGCGTGTGGCCCTTCCTATCAAGCATGCCCTCGATGACTGTCTCTTCGCCCAGGACACGGATGAGGGGGATGTATTTGCCGGGCCAAATGGTCTCGTCCACCACTTCATCCCCGACAATGAGCTTCCATTCGATTTGCTGATCTACGATGCGTCGAGTCATGGTACGGACGTCGGCCTCGAGAGATTGGCGCACGGACGGCGGCACCATGGAGGCTTTGACGGATAGGCGCTCGCCGGTGCCGGGGGTGACGAATGAGATGAGCTTGTCTTCGACAGGCACCTTGCGGAAGTATTCGCAGACGAGCCAATGGTCCTTCTCTATAAAGAAAGACTCGCCAGGTGCGATCCCAATGGGCATCTTGGGCGCACCCACTTCCCAAGGATAATCAGGCACGAGGGCCTGGACCAGATCACGCGGAAGGAAACTGAAGACGAAGGCATACCGCCCATCGCTGCAATCGGCCTCTTGGCAGTCAGGATCCATAAATACAGACAGCGGGTCAGGTACACCCTCAATATAGATCTCCTGATCGAAACTATCATTCGACTCATAATCCGTAATGATGCGCCACCACCCAATCCCACATTTCACCTGAAAGTTGCGTGCAACCGTATACGCATTCCGCTGAGCCTTAGAGGTGTACTCGATGTGCCGTATAATGGCCTTCAGTACATTCGCACTCTCTTGGGTCGCTCCATTCCCCATCCCTAATATCTTGCACGACTCCTTCGACCGCTTCATATCGTTGATAATTTTGAGGTTGTGCTGCCTCACAATATTGAGGGTCAAACAGGGGCGGTCTGCCAGATCCCGCGTGTGCCTAATGGAGTCCGGCCATTGGTAACCGTTGAAGGAATCGGCCTCAGCGAACTTGAGGTCCTCTAAAAAGCGGTTGCGATAGATGCTCTCCCATTCAGAGCATGCGCGGAACCTCTCTCGTGCCTCAGAAATGACGTCGAGATGCCCCAAATCCCGAAGAGCAGCTACATTCGGATCAGGTCCACCCATCCCCATCATAGCATCTTACCCTTATTCTTGACTTGACGTTGGCGCTTGCTGCGCAAACGGATCGTGATCTACAGGCGTATAAGAGAACCCCGAAGGCAGTCCTGACTCATAGCCACCAGAGCCCGGTTGGTAGGTTCTAATGATCTGTCGCTCGAACGGTGTATAGGGAACGTTTTGAGGACCGGACGAATACCAGCCTGGTTTATACTCTCCAACTTGCCAAGGCGGCTGATTCCACTGCTGAGCAAGATGCATTGCTTGTACATTACGTGATTCTACTTCCCCACCCAGCCTCATATAATCCTTATGAGCCTGTATTTGCTGATCGGTCAAATTCTTAAATTGCTGGGAAGCTTCACTGTATCTAGTAACGAGGTCGTCTGGAATCCCTTTTATCATGTCTGCATATTGAGGCACCTGATGATTCCATGGATACAAGCCATAAGTCAATCCAACATGTTCTGGTTCGTAACCTCTTGCACTAATCTCCTTTTCCAGCATGTTTCTTTCATTCTGATTAGCCATAAAATCTTCGTGAAAATTAGGTGGTAGAAACTCGGCCACGTTTCCACCTGTAGCAAAGCCTTCGCGATACTGAATTGCATGCTGCGTTTCATGCAGCAATGTACTTGTAAACTGGTCTTCTTGTGCTGGTGCCATCGATATAGTATTACTATTCAAATCATAAGATCCCCTCACTCCCATGCTGGCAATGTCTCGAGGCAACGGCTTGACATTAACATCCTTTGCCCATGGATAAGCCTGATACAAATCATCATGAGATAGCACATCACCCAGCTTCAGAGGCTTGTCTAAAACGCTGTGTGTAGGCGGCACTGCATGCGTTGGATCATCAGGACTGCCTCTCTGATCCAGGGCATTTGCGTTGAGGGAGGCTCCCTCGTCCGGTATGATATTCTTCCACTGGTCGTCGGGGCCTTTATACCAGCCAGTCTGATTAAATATTTCATCCCTGGTGGCACCAGTGCCAGACAGCCTTAAGGCATCTCCCAGCGTCTTCAGCTTATTGGGGCCTCCAGCCATTTCCATTGCAAGGGCGCCCTTCTCCCCCGCAATAACCGAGCCGCCGCCACTGAAGCCCATCGCAACATCCAACGGCGTGAGGTTCTCTAGTCCTCGCTCGGCTATCTTCCCAGTCACTACATCGGTGAGGTAGTTTTGGACAGCTGGCAAGCCAGTCTGTGCAGCCTCTGGGCTTGGCATCATGTCACCGCCGAAGGCCCACGGATTAATAGTGGGCGCTTGGCCAGGGCCTAATTGATTGGAGCTATCCCCATTCGAAGCCATCTACCCCTCATCACGCTTCGGTCCAAGACTTGAAGTTGACCAGCTCTGACATGCTGGGGAACTGGCCAGTAAAGAGTATGGCCCTATCATCTATTGTTATCTTAGCCGAGGGCTTTGAGGTGGGCCATTCCACATCATACCACCACCCACTCCTCCATCCCGTTCTCTTCTTGCAGTGCTCTTCGAGCCACTGCTGCATAGCCCGCACGCCCCCAGGGCTCGAGCTTCTACTTGAATATACTGCCACTCGAAAGTGATTAAGAGCGTCGCGCATAAATTCAATAGCCCCGTCAACAGGCAGATCATCAATAATACTTTCACCCTTCCACCCACTCCGATAAGAATGTATCACCCCATCGAAGTCGAGGCAAAGGATGGGCTTACGTGCGTTCAACATCTCACCTCATCGCATCCAGCCAGTGCGCCCGAAGTCGCGCCCATATGGTCGTTCACTAAACTCAGCCTCCTTGCTCTTAAGAAGGGCGCTTGCAAGGGAGCCCAGGCGGGCAAGCACTGTCTCTGCACTATTTATGCGGCGCTCCCTTATACAGACAGCGAGGTATCGAAACGCATCTGCGGCATCCGAGGCCCAATCGTGAAGAGGCTCGTTGCTATATTGCCCATCTATGATGCGATAGCGGTAGTGGCGCAGGGACTGGATGCCCTCTTCGCACTTGTCCTCATCGAACCAACAGTTGGGGAATATGATGCGGGCAGCATTGATACCATCGGTCTTGGAGATGTTGGGCACTATCTGGACCTTGAAACCCGCAGACCTAATAGTCTCTTCAATGGTGCGCTTCGATCCAAGATGCTTTGCCTTAGCATCGTGAGGGAGCCAGATAGTGCCGTAGGTGTACGGCTTATTCTGGAGGGCCTTAATGAAGTGGGCGATGTGCTCTCCGACTTCAGAGTAATAATCAAGAATCCTGAATTGCATTGAGACTCGCTGAGCGAACCAGATTGAGGTGGCATCTCCACGCCCGAGATCGAAAAAGGCATCGACAGGGAATTCTCTTTCCCAGGGCACGCTACATATCCTGCTCTCTTCTTGAGCCTTTCTAAGCTCTTTGGCATAGACAGCCCCCTCCAGCACCTGTCTGCAAAAGCCTTCCCATATGTTGAGATACGAGTCATAATCGCGGTGCCTCTCGGCCTCCATTTCGCGTTGCAGCACATCAGGGAAGTATGGGTTATCCCTCCAAGTCGTCTTCATCACATGCATAGAGCCAGGATCGGCGTCCTTCACGAACCGATTATAGGTATAGTCCGTCTCTAGCTCCGGATTGAAGGTCATCCAAATCTCGGACTGCTCCTTACGAATGGTAGGGATAAGGATCGACCAGCTATTACGGCTAACCTTGTGCGCCTCTTCCACCCAGCAATAGTCAATGCCTTCGTAGGACTTGATCTTGGTCACATTATTCTTGATACCCTCAAAGGAGAAAGAGGTGCCGTTGACCCCCAAAATGCGAGCGACCTGTATCTCATAAAAGGATTCGAGGCCTAGGTTGGAGACTTGATCTGCCAAAAGCCGATGCACTGAGTCTCCAATGCTATTTTGTAGCTCTCTCGCGCATAGCACACGAATCGGCCGCCCTGTCCCCATAAGTAAAAGAGCCCTCGCGCACGCCCAAGACCTTCCTCCACCTCGACCTCCATAAAGCACCTTATAGCGTCGGGGCTCAAAGAGGCACTGGAAGGGAGCGGGGAAATCTGCATCGACCCTAATAGGAGTAAAAGGCATATCGCCTCTTCCTTCTTCTCTTCCTCGGTAAAGACCTTACAAACTTCTCTTTTATC